GTTAAAAAGAGCTTCAATATACCAACAGAAAACCCATTTAACAGACTATGATACAAGCTGAACTATATACAGAAAAACTAACATCTGGCGGAACACAATCAATCGCAGCGCTTCAAGCTGCGGATACGGGTCATACGTATTCAATACATAGTATAATTTTTTTAGGTGCTTATGATGATGTCACCACTTTAACAGTTAACGGTACCCAATTGGTATTACCTGGGGCATTTGTTTTAAATCAGTACCCAATAAGCTCTGTTTCAGTGACAACAAGCCCACATGGTGTGCTATTGGTGGGTAAAAAAGTAAAGAGACAGTTATTTAATACGTAAATTTTTTTGTTGGGCACTTGACTTTTTGAAAATCGTTGTCTAATATTGTACCATAATAAACTTAAATTTTTTAATTATGGACTTTAAAAACATCGATTGGAACAAGGCCGTTCAAAACTCACTGGCCGACTACGAAAAATCAAAAAACTCTGCAACAACCACAGAACGAAAAGAGGTTGATCTAACCAAGTATTTTACATTAGCATTGGGTGACAAGGAAAATTCGGGACAACGTGTCTTTAGAATTTTACCGTTGGATACCGAGGGTAAATGGTACGACATTATTAAATTCCACAATCTTAAGATTGGTAAAAAATGGAATAAACTGTACGATCCAGCTCAAGATGGTGAAGAATCACCACTTAATGACATGTACAAACTTTTAATCAAGGGTGATGCTGAAGATAAGAAAATCGCAAGTAATTACCGTTCACGTGACTTCTATATCGTTAGAGGTATTGAACGTGGAAAAGAACACGAGGGAGTTAAATTCTGGAGATTCCCTAAAGTAAATGATGGTTCAGGAATCATGGATAAAATTCAACCCATGATGAAATTCATGAACGATAAAAATCCAGGCTCTGGTGCATTCTTTAATCCTATCGCTGGAAAAGACCTTGTCATCAGTGTTGTTCGTGACCAATCTAAAGGTTACACAAAAGTTTCACAAATCATTTTTGATGAGACATCACCAGTTAGTCAAGATCCAACACAAATGGAACTTTGGTTAAACGACCAACAAACTTGGAGAGATGTTTACAGAAAAAAACCTATTGAGTTTTTGAGAATCGTTGCTGAAGGTTCTGAACCTGTTTGGGATAGCGAATCAAAGCAATTCGTTGCTAAAGTTGATGACGCTGGTACACCATCGTATGCGCCACAATCAACAAACTATTCGCAACCAGTTAGTGAACCAACACCAACTACATTTGGTGATGATAGCATGGGGTACGATTCAGGTGAACCGATGACGTTAGACACTGAAGACTTACCATTCTAATTAAAACAAACATATGGGCATTATAAGGAATTTTACACCCTTATAATGCCCTTTTTTTCACAATTAAATTTAAAAATATATCAATATGGCGGTTAAGAAAAAAGAATTTTCATTTGACGATCTTCAAAAGAAAATGAGTACAACAACAAAATATAAACCAGATTTGTTTCTATCTTGCGGTGAAGCATTTTTAGAGGCATCTGGTGTACCTGGCCCTTGTATGGGCCACATTAACATGTTACTTGGACATACCAACACGGGAAAGACAAGTGCATTAATTGCATCGTCCATTGATGCACAGAAAAAAGGGATTTTACCAATATTTTTGGTTACCGAGAAAAAATGGAGTTTTGAACATTGCAAACTAATGGGTTTGGATTGTTACAAAGATGATCAGGGTGAGTGGAAAGGGTTTTTCTTCTATCGTGATGATTTTGAATACGTGGAACAAATTACGGATTACATAAATTATGTATTGGATGAACAAGCTAAAGGAAATGTCCCTTATGATATTTGTTTCTTCTGGGATTCAGTTGGTTCTGTACCTTGTAAAATGACCTGGGAGGGTAAAGGTGGTAAACAACATACTGCTGGCGTTCTTGCAGAAAAGATTAACATGGGTATTAACCAAAGAATCAACAATAGTAGAAAAGAAAACTCACAATACTTGAATGGTTTAGTTATTTGTAACTTACCTTGGGTTAAATTACCAGATTCACCAATGGGCCAACCAAAAATTAAACCAAAAGGCGGTGAGGCTGTTTACCAAGCTGCTACATTAGTTTTCCGTTTTGGTAATGAAGCCGATGGTGGTATTTCTAAAATTGATGCCACTAAGAATGGTAGAAAGATTAATTTTGCCACAAGAACAAAAGTTACCGTTGACAAGAATCACATCAACGGACTAGGATACGCTGATTCACAAATTGTAGTTACGCCACATGGTTTTATCACGAGTGATAAACGAGATAATAAAGAAGCCTTGGAAAAGTACAAGAAAGAAACAGCTGATTACTGGGCATCAAAAATGGGTGATACAAATTTTGAATTAGAGGAGTATGAAGTTAAACAGGCCATTGCCTATTCGGACGAAGATTAATACGTTACTGATTGATGGTGAGGCTTTATTAAAACAGGGGTTTTATGGTGCCAAACAAGTGCAAACTAAACACGGAAGCGTTGGCACCATATTTCACTTTGTTAACACAATCAAAAAATTTTACCAAGACTTTGGTATAACCAAAGTTGTTGTTTTCTGGGAGGGTGAAAATTCAAAAGTTTACCGCCAAGGTTACTACCCATACTATAAAATGAATAGGAATGATAAGGTAACTATTGATGAACGACACGACTTGGATAGACAAAGAATCAGGATAAAACAATATCTTGAAGAATTGTTTATAAGACAAGTTGAGATTGATGGTTGTGAGGCTGATGATGGTATTGCTCATTATGTGAAAAATTCACCAAATGAAAACAAAATCATCTACACAAATGACAGGGATTTACTTCAGTTAATAGCGCCAGACACAAAAGTTTACCTATATGGTAAAAAGGCTGTTATTAATAAGGATAACTTCAAAAACTATTTCGACTACCATTACGGTAATGTTGGTTTAATCAAGATGATTGCTGGTGACATATCAGATAATATATCTGGTCTTGAGGGTATAGGTGAAGAAACTGTACTAAAAATGTTTCCTGAATTAAAAAAGGAACCAAAAGATCATGAATGGGTTATTAACAGAGTTGATGAATTATTAATCAATTCTCCAGACAGTAAAAAACTTCTAACGATAAAAGAAGGTAAAACAAAGTGGGGTACATATGGTATTGATTATTTTAGTGTTATGGGTAAAGTGATTAACCTAGAAACACCAAATGTAACAGAAGATTTAAAAAATACTATAACCGAAATGGTCAACGAACCATTGTCGCCCGAAGGTCGTGGTGGTATAAATAAGATCATGGAAATGATGAAAGAAGATCAATTATTAAACTTTTTACCAAAATATGATGACGGTTTCTTTGTTTTTTGGTCAACTTTTATTACTATTATAAACAAAGAAAAAAAAACTTACGAACAGACAAAAAATTAGAATTATGAACACAAAAAAAGAAATTAAAAAAGAACAAAGAAAATTTGAATTTACTATTTACCTTAATGATAATATTATTGTTCAACGTTATTTCAATGTAATTGGCTTTAACAATCGAGCAATTAATTCTTTAAATTTTAAAGATGCGATTGATTACAATCGGGATATAATCCAACATCATATGAAAAACAAAACTTTGGATTTTATGACAGAAAATTCTAGATCTTTTTATGAAAATCCAGGTTTTGAAAAAAACGATGTTAATGACATCATGAAAATTGTTGTTAAAATGGATGAAAAAGTTATTGCTTACAGGCAATGGGATGCAACAATTTACCCAGTTAAAGTAAGGTATACCGTTGATATTCGTGAGCATATTTACGATATGATAACAAGAATACAGAAATGTTTATCTGAAAAAAATGAAAGACTAGAAACAAAATATTTACAGTACGATTTAGCGGTTTAATATCATGGTACAAAAATCTATACAATTAGAGGACTTCGGGCCAGATTTCCAATTAGATTTGTTTCATGAAATAATAGTTGATCCAAAATTTGGTGAAACCGTAGTTGAGACATTGGATGCGGTTCACTTTAAAACCGAAGCCTTTCAAAAAATAATCTCCCTGATTAAAAAGTATTATACAAAACATAATGCTATTATAAATTTTCCAGGTTTGAGAACTGAGATTAATGTTGAAATTCCAGACCCCACATTTAAAACACAAGTTTTAGATACACTACAAGAGGTTGAAAGCCGAACAGTTACAAATAAAAACGTACAAGATTACGTTGTTAAGTTCTGTAAAATGCAATCTCTTAAAAGTGTAATCCAAGAAATATCTAAAAAAGTTGAAAAGGGTGTTATTGAGGATTATGACCAAATCGAAAAAAGGTTAAAGGATGCGTTGATCTTTAAGGACACTCAGGATTCTATAACACTTTTCCAGGATATGGAAAATGTGCTTTCCGATGACTTCAGGGATCCGATAAAATCTGGTATTAACGGTATTGATGAAATTATGGGTGGTGGTATAGCTAGCGGTGAACTTGCTTTGGTTATTGCACCACTTGGCGTTGGTAAAACGACTTTTTTAACAAAGGTGGCCAATAATGCCTACCAGACTGGTAGAAATGTTTTACAAGTATTTTTTGAGGATAAAGAAAAAT